TATATGGAATGTTACTAATTAAATACGCCACCCTAAACCTCCTTTTTAAATCATACGTCCTTTTGTTTTACCTCTCTTTGCAATACCATCACCTCGTCTAACTTTTATTAAACCGCCTTTTTTAACTTTTATAGATTCTACCCCATCTGGAAGTCTCTTTATTGGCTTTTTCTTTTTCTTTGGTTTTTCTTCTTTTTTTTCTTCTTCGTCATCTGAAAAATATTTTCGATATAATTCTTCAGCCGCTCTACCCGCACCAAATGCACCCCCCAACATAGCACCCCCTCTTATAATTGGTGCAAGAGCAACTTGACTAGACTTTTTCTTTTTTTCAGCCATTATACAAATCTTCCTTTTGTCTTACCTCTTTTCGCAATACCATCACCTCTAAATTTTTTGGTTGCTTTTGGTTTAGTTTTTGCTTTTACTTTACCGCCTTTTTTATATCTAAAATCAGATTTTCGTTTGTTAGAGAGAGTATCCGCTACAAAATCATCCGTTTCTTTAGCCATTTGTTTAGCTTCTTCTAGATTTTTTGCTCCAGTAGGGTTTTCTTTAGATTTTCTAAACATCCTTAATGTCGTAGCGTCTAAATCTCTTTTGCGTTGTCTTTTGTATTCAGGAGTTGCTATTTCTTCTCTTGCCTTTTTATTAGCTTCGTCATCTAGTTTTTTTAACTGTCTAGCCTCTTTAGCATCTCTGGCTTTAAATTCTTTTATTAACTCTTTATCTTCTTTTTCTTTTCGGCGTTTTTTTAAAGCCTTTCTTCCTGCTTTAATAGCTTTACCTAAGAGTATCCCGCCTCTAATAAGTCCTGTCATACAAATCTCCCTTTCGTTTTACCTTTTCTAGCTATACCATCGCCTCTAAATTTTCTGGTTGTTTTTTTCTTAGCTTTTACTTTACCTCCGGCTTTCATGCCTTTTTTCTTCTTATCCATTGTGGTGGTTTTACCAATTTTCGGTGAAAATCTCGTGTCAATTCCAAACCTATTAGCATCTATTGTTGTAAAACCTGCATCTTCTGGGACTTTGGGGTCTCTTATTTTTACGTACTCATCTCCCTGTACTTGGCCTTTTGGCCCCCTTTTCATTTTAAATCCCTTTATGCTTTCACCATAAGGTGAATAAGACTCTTCTACTTCTCCATAAGCTGTGGTAACACCACTATCGCCTTTACCCTCTAACTGTTTCTGAAGTTTTCTTATCTTTCTTTTTATATTACGAGTATCTCTTTTACCAGATTGTGTACCTGTTTTACCTCTTGTTTGTGCCATTTTACTTCCCCCAAAAAATTTGTTGTATTGCAATAATAAAAGCAGTCACGGCACTACCCGCACCCGCTGCCCACATCAATGTTTTCCAACCACCCTTAGCCTCTGATAATACAGCGTGAATTTCAACTAAAGACTTTTTTATTTCTTCTATGTCAGCTTTCATGTCATCCATATCTTGCTGCATATGTTTTATCTCATTACCTTGAACGGCAACTTTGCTGTTTATGTCTTTACTAAAAATTTTTTGTATTTCCTCTTTTTCCATTAACACTTCCACCTTCTTCTAGCTTGCCGTAGACGGCTATTAGGGTCTTTTGCTGCTTTGGGGAATTGTTTCATTTGTCCTGCAGAACGGGCGCAGAATGACTTGCGCCTTTTTGCGTCTTTAGAACCTTTTTTAACTTTACCTGTAACAGCAGTTTGAAGTTTGGAACCGGGGTTAGCTCTACGGTATGCGGCTACACCTTTTTTAGTCATACCTGCACCTTGCTTAGTCGGGCGAAAATTACCCGACTTCACAGAGGTTCTAATCCCCATTCCCTTACGTTTCTTTTTTTCTGCCATTATTAGGTCTCGCCACCACCTACATAGAATACGGTAATACTAGTAATTGCTGCAGTATTACTATTAGTTAGGTGCATACCAGAATCAAACAATATACCGTTGTCAGGTATGAATACATCCTCTGTGCCTAATGCGCTGTGTGATGTTAACTGTAATAAAGTTGTGCCTGTAGAGGTCGCTCCATTACTAAGAGTTAAATCAGCACTAGAATTATGCACATACTGAATACCTTGTATTCTGGTTCTACCACTAATCTTTTGACCCGTATCCTTTGTAGTAAGAGCTTTTACGTCAGATGCAAAACTCATGTCTTACTCCTTTAAGAATCGGTTACATTTAGATTAGCGTTTTGTAAATATTTAACAGTTACGTCAGCAATACCCTCATCACCATCCACTATACCTGTTGGGTTAAATGTAGCAATGACTGTACGATCACCAGTACCAATATTAATAGAAGCTGTAGCCATGCCTGTGCTATATGTCAAAGCTGCGGCTTTAGCGTTTGTTCCATTTAGTAAAGCTGTTGTAGCTCCTGAAAAACCAACAGAAACTGTAGCTGCTGCAGAGTTATTAGAAGCCTCTACAATATTTAACTGCACTTCTGTAATTTTAGAATTTGCTGGGATAACACCAACTGTAGTTTCAGCAGTTGCGCCAACAATATCAATTACTGCTGACTGAGCCATTAAAACAAAACCGACGTTATTTACGTCAGTGCCTACAGTCGTGCCTGTTGTGTCTTTGATTGTTCCGGCCTTAACTGGACCAGAAAAGGTAGTTGTACCCATTTATATCTCCTGTGTAGTAGCACATATACACACTTTCTCTACTACGTCTGCTAGGTCAGTTAAGTGTGTAGATTAACCCTAGATATTTACTTCTTATACCATTAAAATACATCAAATGCAACACAACAAATTATCATGAGAGTTAACTCTTTAGATTTAAACCAAAAACAAGTAAATCAACTAATATTCTTACAAAAACTGTCTCTACCTGCTGATGACCCAGTTACACCGTCTGAGGAACCAGAAGGAGAATGGTTTTTAGTATATGAAAACAAAATACTAATAGCGTTTGGTTTAATTACTCCATCACGACAATGGTTAGATACAGCATATTTATCTCGCTGCTGTGTGCATCCAGATAATAGAGGTTTGGGTATACAAAAATTACTAATTCGTAGAAGAGAACGGTTTAGTAGAAAAAAAGGATATACATGGATTATAACGGATACGTCAACTGACAATCCCGCATCCAGTAATTCCTTAATACGGTGTAAGTACAAAATAATATATCCAAGCTCCCCTTGGGGTAATGAAAATTCAATCTATTGGGCTAAAAGACTATGACAGATGATGAAAAAAGAAAGCAATATAAAAGAGATCACTACTTAAAAAATAAAGATACATACCTTAGGAGAAATAAAGAAAGGAAAAAAAGAATTAAAAAACAATGGTTAGAATTTAAAGAATCTTTATCTTGTGAAATATGTGGAGAAAGACACATATCCACTATAGATTTTCATCATATAAAAAGAAGTAAAGATAATAGGCCAGTTAATAAATTAGTGTCAAATCACAATTTTAAAGATGCCTACGAAGAAATAAAGAAGTGTATGGTGTTATGCGCTAACTGTCATAGAAAGCTTCACCATCAAGAAAGGGTAGATAAGAAAAAGAAAAAGGGAGCAGTCGGCAAACGCTCCCTTTCCCAAGTGGAACCTTCTTACGAAGCTCCCGGAGAACCAAACATACCCAAAGGATCAGATACGCCAAATGAATAGCGCTCACGAGCCTTGTAACGTACGTTACCTGTATCGAAGTCTCCGTCCATAGAAGTCGCCATAGGCGCACGAACAAAGTGCTTCAATCCATTAGGTACATCAGTTGTTAAGAAGAAAGCGTTAGTATCAGTTAGATAATGATTAACTGTGTAACCCTCTGGAATAGCTCCAGTTGTCACAATAGCGTTAATATCGTTATCTGCTGTTCCTACTCTCTGCTGTGTTTCAAGTATACGTGTTGCCACGAACTGAAGTGCAGGAGGAATAATTAGCTTTCTTGGTTTAGCTGCAATTAATAAACCACGCTCGTCTGTCCAAGCCGCAATCTGAATTACCGCATCTTCAAGAGATGTTTCATTTAAATCTGCGCCTGTTGTAGGACGGTTGCTGTTTGTTCCACCAGAAACTAGTGGGTGATCAGTTGCAAACAATACTTTTCCGTCACCATAGGTAGGATTACCTGTTCCAGTAAAGCCTTTGTTTAGAACTGCAGCAGCTTTAACCTGCTTTGTGTAAGCCATAGCACGAGCCAAAGCCTTTGTATAACGAGCGCCAAGACTATCATAAAGATTATCTTCAGAAGCCTCTTCGGTTATTGCAAAGCCCATAGCAACAGTTTCGTGCGTATAGCGAGCTGTAAATGCTTCTTGTGCGTTATCGTATTCAATAGCTGCGCCTTCAGATTTTACTGGGGCTGCTCCAAAGCCAGAAAGCTTTGTCTCTTCTTCAAACGAACGCTCAGAAGTCTCTTGCTCATAGATCTCCTTATGCTCTTCACCATATTTGGCATACTCTAAACCAAACAAAGCATTTAAGCCGGGAAGGAGTTCTTTTAGTAATTGTGATCTTGAAATCGCCATTTAAAAATCTCCTTATATGCCTAATGAGTTGTCATACGAGTGTACGCCAACGTTGAACTTAACGATAAACTCAGGATAAGCTTCGCTTTCAGTACCTCTAACTACATCAACAACTCTCACTGCGAATGTATTAGTAGTTAGTAAACCAGCACCATTAGTGCCTACAAGAAGGTTCACTCCTGAATTACCAGTTGTTGTACTTCCAGAAGAGAAGTTACCTAATTGAGCATTTTTACCAATCGCTCCCGGAAACCCTGATCCGTCTGTACCGCTATTGAATGTGCCTAAAGCTTCACTTCCAACAACTCTATACAACTGACGTGGTTCATCATTAACAAATATATGGACATCAGAAAACCCACCTGTAATAGAATTAATAGGTAGGTACTGGGCGAATTGCTGAACGCCATTAGCATCAACATATCTACAACCAGTCATAACACCCATAGTACCAGCTTGTGCATCAGCACCAGCATTGATATCTTCGGCTGTAGGAGTGGCAGTTAAAGCAGCAGGTAGCCCTGCAGTTGTTAATGCAATGAGATCACCAGTGAACATAGCGGCACTGTTGTTGGAAGCAACTTTGTACTCCCTTCTAGCTCCGCCATTATAGGGTGAGCCGCCAATCATATTGACTGGAACCAACCCTTTATATGAAGCAGTGGTTGCCATCTAATTTCTCCAATTAAAAATTATTTACCTTTTCCAAAAGACACCGTGGATTTGTGTTCCTTAAATATCGGCGCTCTTGGGTCGCTTTGTCGCATAAGATTATTATCTACAGATTGCATTTGTTGGTCAGCTTTCTCTAAATAATAGCCTTTCTTTTGGTTAGCAATCTCCGTAGGAATTTTACAAAGTACAAGTCCACCTATTTCTATACAACCGGGATATCTGGAATTAGAGTCAGCCACTATTTTCATATGTGGTTGCTCTTCTGCTTTAACCATTTCATACCCTTCTCTAAGAGCCATAGATATATTTCTAGGATCAGGATCGTTTAATATAGCTATTCTTTTCCAGTGATAGTCAAATCCGGGTAACGGAATAACATCCGGTAACGTAGAAGGAGGAGTCCAAGTTTTTGGTCTTTCCTTTGAAGCTCTATTTTGTAATTCACGAGATAATCTGTTTTCAGCCATTTCTATTCTCCAATTTAATCATTTCTTTAGCATATTGCTCTGGCGACAACCCCAACTTTTTCGCTAAATTTACTTGTGACGTTGTCAATCGTATCTTCTTTGATGAAGTTGTTCGTGTTACTGGAGCAACTACTGCCGCAGGTTTTGATTTAGTAGGTTCTTTCGTCTCTACTTCTTCAACGTCGAAATGCTCTGGAAACCTCTTCCTCATGGTTTCGTCAATTCGTTTATAGTATTCGTCTGTTGTTGCGTAAGAACTGCCGTTTTGTCTTACCAACTTTTCATGTAACCCCAACGCAAGGCTCGTCATTTCTTCGTCTTGTCCGAACCAGTCATTTTGTTTCTGCCATTCCACAGCCTTTGCGTCAGGTGGTAGAGCAGCGGGTGCATCTTTATCTTCTTGTTTTACATCATTTTCTTTATTTTGTAAAGAAGTTTTGTATTGGTTTACTTTTTCTTTTTTATATGTAGCTTCGCTTATCTTCTGCTGGGCTTCTGTCATCTTGTCAGTATCGCCATCATCATGAGCAGTTTTATAAGCTTGTTTCGCAGCTAACAATTCATAATCAGCAGCAGACTCAATAGCTTTCAAGTACTCTGTCTGATTGTTTTCAGAATTAGCTCTTAATTGCTTATTCTCTTCTCTTAACTTTTGAGCTGCTCTTATAGCTTCTGCATTCTCTCTTGCTATCCGCTCTTTTTCACGACGCTCATCGTGCCAGACTTTTTTGAGCTGATAGATCTTGTCTTTTACTTTGTCATCGTAATCATCAAGTTCATCAGACTCTAATTTCTGGACTAACTCTTTGGGTAGATTTTTCCGGTTCTGATCCTCTTCAGGAGTATCATCCTCAATCTCTATCTCAACATCAGACGCCTTTGCCTCTAAAGCAGCTTCAGGTTTCTTAACATCCTCTTCGTTAGGTAAGTTTTGCTCTTCAGCCATTTTCATCTCCTATGCTCGTGATATTCCTCGTGGATCTTGTACTACCGCCTCCACGCTGTCGTCGTTAATTAATCGAAACTCTTTGCCATGTATTTTCACTCTGGTTCCTGAGTTTGGTCGGGCTAAAATAAAATCACCCTCCTTACACCAAGGACCACTTGGAAACCTGTCTTTGTCTTGATAACAATCAGGTCCAAGTTTAATTACGAAAAATACAGTGCTAAGAACTTCTTCAAAATGCTTCGTAGTATCAGCTTTTAATAGACCGCTATCATACTTCTCCTCGGCATCAGGCACTGTACATAAAATGTGATACCCAGAAGGTTCTGGTAGTTGTTTAGCTTTTTCTTCATTTTCAGTCGTCATCCTCGTATTCACCCTCTCTATTTGCTTCTTGCAGGTCTATTACGTGATTAATTGCGATGGCAAGACCTTTAACCATGCCGCAAAACTTTTGATATTCTTCGTATGACTTAGCTGATCCGTCAGCCATATTATCTTTTATCTCTGATATTTCGTTTTCAAACTTCTCCAGTAATAACTCCAACCCATCCATTATTGTTTCTCCTCAGGTGGTGGGGGTTCTGTAGGCTGCTCATCTGGTTGGTTCAGCGCCTGTTGTAATAATGTTTGTGCTATCGCATTATCAGCCTGATTCTCAATCTTTTGCTCTTCTACTAACGCTTTCACCATCTGACTAGATTGTTTTTCTTCTAGTTTAGCGTCATCTGTAACTGCTTTTGCCAATGTATTAAGCTGGGCTTGACGTTCTTGAGAAGCAATTCTTTCTTGCTCCACAGCAATCTGAGCTTGTTTAAGAGCAATATCTGCCTGATCTTTCTGAGCCTTACGCATAGCATCTTGAGCTTTGAGGGCCAACTCTTGCTGTTGCATCTGGATAATAGGATCTTGCGCTTTTTGCTGTGCTTTTTGTTGAGCAACCTGTGCCATGTTGTTTTGAGACAACTGACTGGAAGCTTGAGCTATAAGTCTTGATACCTCTAATTCCATATCCTCTGGTAAATCTGAGTCTGGTTTTGGTAAAGGAGCGCCAACTCGCTTCTCAATATCCATCCTATATTTAAATCCAAGGTGTTCTGCTACGTGCGCCTGTAGATTTGTTGCTATGAGTTTAGCCTTAGGGTTCTGAGCAAGAAGTTGTCCTACGATAGGATCATTTAAAAAATTCATGTGTGACAGTATATGTGCGTCATGATCCTGATACATAAATGCCTTCATGGGTTTAACTTTCAATGCGTTCATATTCTCTGTCAAAGGATCTTTTGGTTTTTGATCATCTTCAAGAGGCACAAGCTTTGCAGCATCTTTGATCCCTAATACATCTAGCATCTGTCTATGGAGACGGGGTAAATCATAAATCTGCGGCGCAGCCTGTGCCATTTGCATGACAGCCTGATACTGCACTACTTTTTGAGCCATTGTAGAAGAATTAGGGTCAGATATAGGTAATACCTCTACCATGTCATAGTCTGACCTCTTTACTACAGGTGAAGCAGTCTCAGGTTTGTAGTTATATTTATCCGGTGTGTAGTCTCTAATTATATCTTTGAGTAATTTAAACTCTTGGCGCATAGAGTAGTGAACTCTAGCCTGTACAGCAGACATAACTTTTAACGCTCTCTCCAATATAGCTAGGGTTGTCCCTACAGGACTTTGCGCTGACATATCAGATATCTTTAAATCTGCTGCGCTGGCGAATCTTCTGCCCTCATCAACAATCGTACCTAATAGACTAAATAACACCTGACTTGGCTCCTTGTATGGGAGCGGCATAATATTGTCTTTTATTGAACCACTTGGTACATCCACATCTCTAAACTCTGCTGGGCTAATTGGTGTATCATCACCTTTTACTCGTAGACCTTTAGTTTTAAATCCACCGGGTAAGTTAGATAACGTACCTGCGTCAACAAGTTGTCGTATGAGTGAAGTGCCTGATTTAGCAAAAGCTCCTACTAGATGTATTAATCCAAAACAGTAAAAACCAAATCCGGGGACATAGCCGTAATGTACAAAATGATTTCTCTTTTTCTTCAGATCATCGTCAGGATGGTAATTCCTACGAATTGCAAGAATCGTGCCAGTGCCTTTTTCAAGGGTCACAACATATGGTAGAGCTATGCCTGTTGTCTTTCCATCTTTGTCTTTGTCTTCATATCCCGGCAAGTCTAAATCTACGTGCATCTCTAAGATTTTGTATCGGTCATCATGAGAAGCAGAGAATCCCATTTTTTCTGCGATTTTTTTCTCTACTTCATCTAAATAATCTGTTGGTTCTTCTAACTCGATGTCTCTATAAAATCCAGATACCTGTAATTTTTTTAAGTCATTTGGTGTCTTACGCATCACGTGAGTTACCCGCTCTGCTGTCTCTAAGTCAGATGCACCGTACGGTACAACAATATCTTCTGCTGGTATAAATATAGAAACTTGTCTTTCTAAGCTAGGATCGTAATAAACTTTCTTAAACGCATTACCAGATAAACCAAGACCCCACAACATTCTTTCATGTTCTGGTCTGTACTCAACCATCTTCTCAGTTAACTGATAGTTCATATCAGCTTTTACTCTGTTAGCTGCTTCTTTCTTTTCTCTGGTTTGCTCTCCAATAATCTGTGTCTTAACAGGCCCTTGTGCTGGAAATGTCTCCATAATTGTTTCTGATTGAAACTTCACAAGTGCTTCTGTTAATAGTGGGTGATGTACACCACAAGCTCCGGGCCAAGGCTCAGTTCTTTCTTCTAACTTCAAACCCAGTAAATCAAGACCATCTACATATGTCTGCATCCAGTCTTTCCGACTAGATAAGTCCTCTTCAAAATCATTAAGAAGATCTGTGGATATAGTCTGTAATTCTTCGTCACTCATATCCTCTGCTAAGTTTGCGTTGAAATCATCATCGCTTTCTGCATCTGGATCTATAACGATCTCCATATCCCCGATACCAACTGTAACTTTTTCTGGGTCTTCAATTTCTATCTCTATATCAGGCTCTCCCATAGCTTGAGTTAAGTCTGTGGGTTCCATTGGTTTTTCCATATTATTAATTGCCATATTTTATCCTTAGTAGTAAGGCTCTCTGTGCCTTCTATAATTTGGTGCTTCATCTTCTTCATCAAGAAGAGTGCGTATAAACCCACCTTTTCTAAATCTCATCATTGCTAAAGAAGTTGAGTCCACATAGTCATCATGCTCTCCTGCAGGAAAACTTGCTACTTCATCTACAACCTCTTCTGCCCAGTTTGTGTTGGGTATCCATACTCTGCCCGAAGCGAATAAATCTGAAACTGCGTTTAATCGTGATATTTTGTCGTTACCTTTACTAGGAGTAAACTCCTGCACAGGCACTCCCATCGCTCTCATCTCATAAATTAGCGGAGCGCCCGATGCTTTCTTCTCTATTATTATAGAATCTGGTTCCCAATCCGTATACTCTTCTAAAGCAACTTTTTTTAGCTCTGGAAACTCCATTCTTTTGCGAAACGCATTTAATAACATAATCTGAGCCTGTGGTACACCTGTATCATCCTCTTTATAAAACACACCCCATGTAGTACAGGCTGAATAGTCTGCTCGATTGTTCTTTTCAAACGCTGTATCCCAAGATTGTAGGACAAATTCACAAGCAGGTGGGTCTTCTTTCTCCCAAATCTGCCACCATTCTCGTTTTACAATGGCTGAACCCTCAGATGTAGGGTTTTGTTGGTACTGAGCCATCCATTTTGAGTTTGGTAGCTCTTCTTTTAGTGCATTTAGCTCGATTAGAGGCCAAAATTGAGGCCAAAGTGGGTTACCACTCGGTAAAATCGCAGGAAATTCTATAACTTTCCAATCTTCACCACCTCTTTGCGCTGCAGCACGCATAACTTGACCTGTTAAGTCCCTTTTTGACCACCTTGTCATCACAATTATGATCGCTCCGCCCGGTTGTAGACGCTGTCGAGGACCAGATGTATACCATTCGTAGGTTTTATCGTAGATTTCAGGGTTTATTTCGGCTTGCGCTGCTTCTTGCTCCGAATGAGGGTCATCAATGATGAGGACATCCGCACCTTTACCCGTAACAGCGCCTCCAACACCGATAGCAAAGTAGTCTCCTCCCTTGTTGGTAGCCCAACGCCCAGCCGCCTTTGAGTCAGCCTGAAGTCCAACGTCTGGAAATATGTTTTTATACGTTTCAGAATCGACAAGATTTCGTACCTTTCTACCAAAACCAACCGCAAGTTCTGCCGTATGCGAGGTTTGGATTACTTTTTTATCAGGATACTTCCCTAAAAACCATGCTGGCAACAAATAACTAGCAAATTCTGACTTCGTATGCCGTGGAGGCATATTTACGATAAGTCTTTTACATTGTCCACTCATCACTTCTTCAAACGCCCCTGCCATCCTCTTGTGGTGTGCGCCATGAATAAAGCTAGGCCAGACCTGTGTAACAAACTCCATGAAAGAACTCTTAGCCTTTTCAGACCGTTCTCTATCTGCAAGCTCTTCTAAATAATCTGCTACTTCTGCTTTTACTTCAGCAGGTAACTTACTTAGTAGATGCGGATTCTTCTTGATAATCTGTAGAGGTGTGATCTGATTCATTCTCTAAAAGTTCATTAGTGTTCTCCTCCACTGTTTCTACATCTGTTACATACCTACCCAATATCTGATTCAATCTGTTTTCTATATCTTCGGTAGGTTTCTGTCTTATTGTGACATCGTGTTGCTCTGAGAATAAGTTTACCCCTCTGCGCTTTCCAAGCAACTCCAATGCCTTTAATCGAAAACGTGCATCTTCATTCTCAGTTTCTTCCAATAATCTATTCGTTACATAATTTGCGAGCCTGTCATTTGCATTTAGAAACTCATGATCATAATGAGTCAGCAAGGCTTCTAGTTTTATTATTACACCGGGTGGTGTCTTAGCAACCGGGAGTTTTTCCCGTGCCATTAATTCGTGTGCTTGTGTGGATGTACCCTCGTCTAATTCTGGCATCTGAGCGCCAGCATCTAGTAGAGATTTGATAGTGTTAAAGGCTGCTTTTGCCTTCTTTCTAAAATCCTTTACCTCTTCTGGTGTTACATCAAATGGTAGTGGTATTCCTACGTCTGGTGTAATTGTTAGTGGCATGAGAGGAAACGGGACTCCTTTTTTCGTTAGGGGGTACTTGTTAGATTTTGAACCTACCACGGGTCTCATAAAAAGTCAATAGGGGGTGGGTCTATTTTCAAAAAATTTGAAATCTAACGAGCAAAACACACAGTACAGACAGCCGGGTCCCATCTGACACACACAGGGGGGTGGGGGAGACCAGTTCTCTAGGCTATAACTCGAAAAGGGGTAGTGTAGAAGTCGACTTCTACACCAACACACGACAATTAATTGTCACGTATTCCTTGACAGTGTAACAGGGGTAGGGCATTATATAGTTGTGGTTGCGGTAATTGCCACATTTCATTAACAGTCATTTTGAAGGAGAAAAGATAATGACTACAAAGCAAAACAGCAAGCCCGCTGTGAAGGGCAAAATTAAGTTTCGTTCCATGAACAAGCTTGTGGCCGATGGTGCAAAAGCTTTTTCAGAATTTGAAAAAGCAAAAGCCAAATGCACCACGTCGCTGGCCGGTATTAACGGGTTCATCGCTGAAGCCAAAGCGCAGAGCTTACAAGTAGGTACTGCAAGTTGGGAGTACGGGCCGAAAAAGGGTAACCAAAAACGTGGCCCGATTATCGGCATTAAATCCCCAGAAGCGATAGCGGAGGGTTTAGGCGTAGAGGAGCTTTCCGGAAATGCTCTATTCACTGCTAAGTTTAACTTTGCAGTAGTAGACAAGCTTGTAAAGACTGGTCTTTACACTATCTTATCAGCGTCTAAGATATTGCCTCAGATTGCTGAAGCAATTAACAAGGGCAAGCCATTTAAGATGGATTGGAACATTCATAGGGATAAGAAAAACGCCAGTAGTAATAGGGCTTCAAGTAAAGGTATCAAACCTTTTCAGCTCCATATTAACCCTGAATGGGATACACCAACTATCTTAGCTAAAGTTGCTAAGAAGTGTGCTGAATGGGTTAAACAAACGGGATTGACTGAAAAGCATACGCCATGCTTAGAGGCAGTCCAAAGCATTTCAGATATAGTTCATACTTCTGAAAATAAATCACAAGAAATCAATGCAAAAATTGACAAGCTTAACAAAATTATTGCAAAGTAGTTTTTTTGCAACACTCCTCACAAACCCCGACTCCGGTCGGGGTTTTTTTTCGCCTAAAATTTTCTCGCAGAGAACTGGTGTCAAAAGCAGGGCGTCGCCACAGCGTCGCCCTGCTCGCCGTCCTTCGGACGGCGGGCTTCTTCGAAGCCAGTTCCATCAAGAGTTGTCAAGTTCAGTCAAGCTACGAACCAAATCCACATCGCAAAAAATAAATTACACACAAAGTTGTTGAGGTAAGTGTGATAAGTCAAAGTGAACCGTGTAGAAGTCAGACTTCTACATCATATAAATACTAGATTACAAATACGCAAAGTCACACTAAAGTAGTGTAGAAGTCGACTTCTACACCTTATATATATATGATGTCGTTGTTCCGGCTGTTCCAGCCTGTTCCAGATTGTGGAACACTCTAAGCACTTGATATTATTGAAGAAAGTTTACGTGCGTTCCAGAGGTGGAACAGACTTTTTTGCACCTAAGTTTTTGATTCTAAAGGATATTATTATTATTATTATTATTATTATTGTAAAAGGTAACATATACGAACGACCTCCCATAACTGGTATCAAAGATGTCGTGGTTGAAACTCTTCATTCGACCCTCTCGGCAGGTGTTTGTATTAGGGTGGAACAGCGGAACAGGCTGACACTATCGCACGTAACCTCATGATATATCTAACAAAACTATCGTTCCGCAGGGTGGAACAAACGTGGAACGCTTGGAACAGGATTAACAAAATCGGCTTGCCCCCTATTGACAATCTCATATAAATATGATACAATACGAAGTATTGGTTGGTTGTTGGTTGTAAAAGGTGTAGAAGTCAGACTTCTACACTCGCTCTTTAAAAATTTGGAAACGCCTTTCGTGTAGAAGTCAGACTTCTACACAGGGTACGGAGTAGGGGCATCGCTTCTACATTCATACAGGCTATTACTGGTTATTCAGCCACATGCGGACTCTTTCGATATCCGCTCTTCATTGGTAAAACTGGTTTCAAGACTTTGACGCTTTGTGTTTCGGGCGGTTTAGTCCTCTGTCTCTTGTTTGCCGGAGTAAGCTTTCTTTCTGGTTATCCTCCCTTTGTTTGTAGTTCGTTGTGAGTACCTCCGTACGTCACTTTGTTGTAGCACGATTTGTTGTGTCGAGTTTGTCGTGTTGGCACTACAGCATCTTGACGTCTTTTGTTCCTAACCTCAATACCATGAACTGCGGAGAAGTAGCAGAGGAACTAGCCATTTTGAAAACAGGGTGGCGATGAGCATTTATGTGTCCACGTGTAGAAGTCGACTTCTACGACCTAAGTGTTCATCGACACTCTGTTTGTGTCAATTTGTTTTTATTTATTTTTATTCGAAGGAGAGCATTATGACATTCAAAGATTTTGTAAACCCTGAACAGTTGGCTCAGATGAAAGCCATGACCAAAGCAGTAAAAGCACTTGATAAAGTGAAAGTAATCGAACGTAGAGGAACGACTACGCACGATGGCAACGTACCATTCGTCATGTCCGAGCGTGATGTGTTTCTGAATGAGATGGGTGTGAAAAGAGTGATACCGCTGAAACCTATCAAAGCGAAATACTATCATGCGTAGGTATACGTGTAGGTGTGGTGTCCGAGTAGCGAAGCGCAGATGGAACGCAGGGTATCAGTATTGCCCTGCGTGTTTCGTCGAGCCTACACGCACAGTAGCGTGTGCCTACAACAAAGGCGCACCACAGCTAATCACAAACACCGATGATTTAAAAACTGTTCACAAAAAATAAGGAGAGCGTAATGAAATCAAAACTGAACCCCAAAGGTACAATTAATCCAACCCTGTCTTTCAGTCATGTACCAGTAGATGTAGCGTTGAAAGTAGCACAACGCTTTGGCATACACCCTGAAGATGTTGAAGAGATGTTTGAACCAATATCCTCAAAGGATAAACACATAGTAAGAGAGTTGATGGCTAAACTTAACCTGTCCGCAAGGGAAGTCATTGAAGCATACAGAGATTTATATGGGAGATGAGAGATGGAAGAAATAATTATTTGTGACATTGATGGCACTATTGCCAACATAGACCACAGACGACCGCACGTTATGGGAAAGAAAAAAGATTACAAGTCTTTCTATGCGAAACAGTCTGAGGACACACTCATTGAAACAACTGCGGATATATTAACAGCGATTACCCTGTGTGATGGTTATCCCTTGATTTTTGTGTCTGGTAGACCAGAAAAGTATCGAAAGCTTACTGAGCGTTGGTTAGAGGAAAAATTAAGTAAGCACGTACTTATGGTAATAGGTTTATTGATGCGACCAGATGATGACAACCGAAGTGATGCGATAGTTAAGGAAGAAATATACCTGAACCAAATCAAGCCACACTATGACGTTGTCATGGTGTTCGATGACCGCAACAAAGTTGTCGATATGTGGCGTAAGCATGGGTTGGTGTGTCATCAAGTAGCAGATGGTAATTTTTAAGGATGATGTTTATTGTGATTCATTATTTATCATATAAGGGAGGGTTCAAATGATTGGATATTGACATTGTAAATGTATACATATAGTATATGTGTATGTAGTGAAGTTCGTGTGAATACATCTTCACACGTTTTTTTAATATTAAATTAAGGAGAGTCAAATGATTGGATACAATCATTCTGTAAGTTTGCGTGGTGCGAGTAACCTAGTCAAAGTATTGGGTCATGAGCGTACGTTTTTGTTCGAGGGCGAGACAGGTATTGGTAAGTCTGCTATCTTTTATTCGCTAATGAATTACTATGGCGACAAGATGGGATACAACATTATTGACTGTACTACGCTAGATGTGGGTGACATTCAAATGCCACGTGTTGTCGAAATGAATGGTATGCACGTCACAGTCTTTGCACCGAATCACTTGTTGGGTTTTCAGGACGACAAGCCACAGTTAATTATGTTTGATGAGTTGGGTAAAGCACCACAGGGTACACTCAACGGCATACTACCAATCCTCCAAGAACGTAGACAAGGTATGAATTATCTGCCAGAGGGTTCGTTCGTGCTTGCCACTACAAACTGTGCGAGTGATGGGTTGATGGATACACTCAAGGCTCATCAACGTAGACGTACTGTAAAGGTGTTGGTACGTAAGCCACACGCAGGTATTGGTGTAGATGAGAATGGCAAGGAGTTTGTCGAGCCTGATAGTTGGATGGAGTATGCTTTGGATAATGATATTGCACCAGAGGTCATTATGTTTGTGCGTAATCATCCCGACTGTTTGGAGTCATACCTAGATGGGTCTGATAGTAAGCGTATTTTCAACCCAAGCAGAGAACCTAGTGTAGATGCGTTTGTGTGTCCGTTCACACTTGAGGTGGCAAGTGACATCGTCAAAGTTAAACAAAAAATAAGTGAGGAAGAGTTGACCGCATCTCTGTGTGGCGCAATTGGTACGCTTAGTGGTGTAGACCTGATGACCGAGGTCAAGATGGGTTACAAGTTACCAGACTGGGGTAATCTGTTATCTAATCCTAAGACCGCACCTATCCCTGAAGACACGATGGTTCAATGTATGTTGATGACTAAAGCTATTGTCACAACAGCAGAGGATACACTCACAGCATTGTGTCAGTACATGATGCGTGACAAGTTCAAGGACGAGTGGGAAGCTGTATTCTATCGGTCAATCATGAGTAGTAAGAAGCAGGAAATCGCAATCGACAACGACACGTTCCAGAAACGTGCAATGGAGATGAATTGGATTTTCACTAAGTAGTCTGTGTAGAAGTCTGACTTCTACAATTTTTTAATCTTAATAAGGAGAGCATTATGTCAAAGATATTTGATACCGTAACACCTCAAGCTACATCTAATCTTTTCAAGCGTTGTATTCTTGTGAAACTAAATGTGTCCGCATACACAGGTAGAAAGCTAGATAAGAATGTATCCGCAGAGATTGATGAGCAGAAACAAACCAAGACCAAAGGTGGTAATTACAACAAGATATTATTCCCCCAATGCGAAAGGTTTAAAGCAATAGGTAAGCAAATCAATGTGGTTCGTGACTTTGTTAACACGAATACAAACGTGTTTGAAAAGGGTGGTTGGAGAATCATGAAGTTTAGCAATTACATACCATTTTGTGAGCAGATAAACCCCATGCTAGATAAGCTTGAGAAACTGATTGATGACTTTACAGATGAGACAAACTATGAGGAGTCCGTGACGTCTTCTATATTCTTACTGAATAATCTTGTCACACGTGGAGAGTATCCAAGCGCACAAGAAATCAAGCGCAAGTTTAGATACAGACTAGAGGAGTGTCCTGTTCCTAATGGTTCGTTTCATGTCCAAGCTACTGAGGAAGTCAGACAGAAGTTAGAGTCCGATATGATAGCTACCATGACAGAAAAGTTGACAACGTCAATGGAAGATGTGGTAGGTAGAATCCAAGAGGTAGTTAAAAATGCAATCAAGGGTCTTGAAGATGAACCTGTGCCTATTAAGACTAAGCAAGGACTCAAGAATCATAAGATATTTAGAGCCACGTTGTTGGGTAATATACACGACATCTGTGATATCGGTGACTCTTTGAATCTAACTGATGACCCGAATATTACGAAGTTAATATCTGACTTACGACAAGCTGTTAATGGGCGTGATGCGAAGATGTGTCGTGATAGTGATAGTGTCCGTCATGCTACAAAGCGTTCACTTGAAGATGTTGTAAGTAAGTATGGTCTAGGTCAATAAGAAAGGAGAAGTTATGACAAAGCAACAAGCTATTAGGAGAATAACCAAACAGAAAGTCGTATTGATGAATGACCCACGTACGGTCATGTTTTCCGCTGTGATTATGATGTGTCTGTTTCATGCAGTAGACAAAGACCACAAGATAAAAACAGGTGCGACTGATGGTTTGAATGTTTATCTCAACATCGAGTTCATACGCAAACTTACTGATGCACAGTTGCGGTACTTGATTATGCACGAGGTCATGCACGTGGCGTTCAAGCATATGACAGTATGGAGAGCCTTGTTTCTTAAGTGCGCTATGTCTACCAATCTGGCTACTGACAACGTCATTAATCTCACAATGAAGTATGAGATTGACCCATCGGAGAAGTTTTTAGAGCCTATCGAGGGTGGGATATGTGACGACAAGTATTACCAAGATGGTCGAGTGTTGGATACTAAAAAGATATTCGATGATATCTTCAACGGCAGTAAATCTAAACAAGGAGGAGGAAATGGAGAAGCCACTAGTGGTGACTCTGAACAGGGTGACCAAGACCAAAGCGGTAGCAGTAAAGGACAGACACTTGATGACCATATGTGGGAAGAAGCGAAAGCAAGGTCTGATGACCCCAACGCACAGGAAGCACTAGACCAACGCATCGAAGAAGCATTGCGACAAGGTAAAGCATATGCAGAGATGGTGTCAGCAAAGGTAGCGAGAAGTGTGACAGAGATACTTGAGCCTAAGATTAACTGGCGAGATATGCTCCGGTCATTCATCAGTAATTACAACTCACGTAAAGATGTTTCCTCGTGGCGCAAACCAAACCGTAGGTGGGTTTCACAGGACATCATCATGCCATCTCTTGTTAGTGAAAACGCAGGACCGATTGTGATTGGTGTAGATACATCAGGCTCAGTCAGTCAGCAAGAAATATCTGCGTTCCTCGGAGAGATATCCGCTATCTGTAAAGACATCGCACCAGAGAAGATTGACTTGATGTACTGGGATGGAGAAGTTTACACACCTGTCGAAACGTATCAACAAAGCGAACTAGAAAATCTAATCGCATCTACAAAAGTCGCAGGTGGTGGTTGTACTAACCCATCGTGTGTGTCCAGATACATAAACGACAACAAGATGAAACCACAGTCAGTCATTATGTTCACAGATGGTCATGTACCGAACTGGGGTAGTGGTTGGAACTGTCCTGTCTTCTGGGGTATTACCGACAAGCATATCCAAGCAAGCAATGGCACGAGTGTTCACGTAGATGTAGAAGTTTAATTTAACTAAAGGAGAGCAAATGAGTAAAGACAAAGACTCTGTAACAAACCACATACGAGACCTCAAGATAAATTCGGGAGAACTTGTTGAGTATAGAGGTTATGACATATTCATATCTACATATATGGATGTTCCTTTTGAAAGTTGCAACATGGTAGCAGGAGTAAAAAAGTATGGCTACGACATTGTGAACAAAGAAGGAGATATAGTTGAGTCAGACCATGATACGTACGAGGGTAGTATGTACGATGCAGAAGCTTGTATTGAAAATGCTAAAGCTGAGATTGATATACTAAAAAGGAAGGAGAGCAAATGAGTAAGATACAACAACACATTGAGGAGTGTTTAGATAATCCAAAATCGGTTGTTACGTTTGGTAATTACTCTAAAGAGAACAAGTACATACTTGTTCGTATAACTGGGACAATCCATCTTAATACAGAAGACTTTGGGGATGTAACTGTTCCGTTAGACACCATCGTAAAGGTTAGAGATTTAGACCAATTAAATGGTTGGTTTGTTAGAGACTGTTATGATTCTGCTCGACAGTTTTTTGAAAGAGTCATACCCGAATACATAGAAGAACAATTCTATGATTACAGAATCGAAGTCCCTGATGATGGGTGGGGTAGTTTCCGTAACCTCGCACCAAAGATGACTCCATGCGATGAGAATGGCGATGAGTATTACTACGATGAAGATGAGGGCGAATACTTTGACTTTGATTTAAACAGACCTAGTAAGAAGGAGAAAGTATGACTGAGGAAGATAAAAAGATAGTAAAGGCTTTCATAGACCTGATTAAACGTAAAGGCTGGAAACCTATGGAAGCAGAAGACAGTATGGCTTGGTTCGGTGGTAAAACTGACCGATTAGCAGATTACTTACCTGAGGAAGTTATAGAAAGTCATGGTCTCGAGGACATTGACTTTCTTGTTGTAGGTTGGACGACAGAATGAAAGGAGAAAGTATGACTGACGAATTTTATGATTGGCTTAACCAATGCCCGGTTCAATGGGTACGATTAAATGAAGAAAGTCCTCATTCAGAATATGCTACATATAAATTTTATGCAGATGATGAAGAAGTTGATGAGGACACTTTACCTGAAAGGAAATACTGATGGTTGAATTACTCGAAGTGATAGTGAAGTTGTTAGAGAGAGAAGTTGTCATGAACCAAGATGTTATGAGGGCAATAGAGAAAGCTAAGTCTGACGTCCGTTTACACTCATCACACTACGATATGTTAAGAGGTAGGTTGGATTTGGCTCATGAGTTGTTAGATTTAATTAAACAAAAAGAGGAGGTGTAAATGAAGAAGATTAAAACAATTTTTGATGTGGCAGGATTGTTTTTAATTTGGGGTCTTGTATTCTTTACCGCAGGTATGATGTTTGAGGGTATAGCAAACTATGGTTTGTATGATGTCCTAGAATCATCTGCCATAATCTTTGGCTTTGGTGGCATAGGTACTATGTGGGTGCTTAAACATATATCTGATGTCGTGTATCTAAAGACAAAAGATGACAAGCCAGAGGAAAAAGACTTGGAGGGAATACATGACAACATCTGAGACTGAGGAAATGTTAAAGAAGTGTCATGAGTTAGGGTGC